GGAATTGTTTCATGAGTTCAGGATTTGAACGCAATACTTGTTCCACACCAGGCAAGGGTTGTTGTTTAAACATACTATTGGTCAAGTGAAACATAAATGCACTACCGGAAATACTGAGCAATAGACGTAATTCGGGTGCCATTTTCTTGCCAGTGGCCTTGTATTTTTCATGCAATTCCTCAAAAATATCATCGTAATCCATAACATTTTCATGAACTTGTTCGGACCAACCATCGAGTTTTAGATCGAAGGGGTCAAAACGGGTATTTAGAAACTCAATTCCGGTCACAAATGCCATCAACATTTTACGTTGGAAACGAATACTGGCATCCACTTCTTTTTCACGTAAAATACGATTGTATTCCACGCGCATTTCTTCCAAATCCGATTGAAGACTGAATTTGCGTGGCAAACTATAACCTCTGGATTCCAAACGGTCCATTTGATACAGAATTTCTTTCTTTTCATTCAACTCTTGTTCGGCTCTTGCTTTTTCAGCCGACATGCGACTGGCCAAATAATCTTGTTGGGGGTCCAGCGATGGCATGACACTGGAAGGTTGACCACTTGGCCGACCCGATGGCATCCCAAAGAAACCCGTATTGGTGGGTTGAACCAAGGGCGTTCCACTGCGACTATCACTGCCACTACCATATTCGGAACCCGAATCCGACCCAGAATCAGATCCCGAATCGGACCCCGAATCGGAACCTGACCCACTAGAAGCCAACGAAATGACATCACTGCTCACTTTCTTTTTATTAATCAACATATCCGTTCCAAGACTGGGCATGCCTCCTCCCATACCCATGGAAGAGCGTGGAATTTGAAAATTCGGTCTCGAAAAATCTCCAGTTTTAAATTCCATGACACTATCTTCGTCATCGCTATGAATACTAATACTGGGTCCGTTCATTTGTATCTACCTATATTTCATTGGGGACGTATCTTTTTAACTGCTTTTTACGCAGTGTAATTCTGTTTTGTATTTTTTATGATACCAAGAAATCGCTTGAAGCATGGCATCACACAAATCATCCTTCTTTTTATGGGTTGACATTTTATGTTTTAGGGATTCGTCGTTTCTTACATAATAATGACATATGGCGATGGACATGACTTTATTACGTTTATATCCCTTCTCTAAAGAGCATTCTGGTATGTTTTTTTCTGCTTCAGGATGCAGTTTTAATTTACCGCTTGCATTGACCAATAACGGTTCTACCGAATTCGAAGACACATAGGACTTGTACATAAAATAACTATAAAGAATCATTTGAATGGATTTCATATGACCGTTTAATCGCGAGGGTTGGTTCTCAATTAATACGTAATTCAATTGAGTCCCATAGTTCTCCCATAGGTGGTCCAAACGTTGAAACAAGCGTTTGGAAAGGGTGGTCAATGAAATCTGTTTGGCTTTTTCCCCTTCTTCTGCCAGACAAATAATATCCCATTTCAACACGGTTCCTTCTTTGGATGGGTCAACTTTGGTGTGAATGGGTACACGTATAATTGCATATCCTAAATTAACAATCCCAACATCAAAACTTAAGAGTGTTAAGTGCGTGTCCCTCCCTGATGTGTCAGGGTCGCATGAGAAGTTACCATCATGGATAGTTTCCTCATGCGTTTCCATATGGCGTTTTGAAGTTGCTGAAGTATACTTCTGGTATAGACTTTTAAGTTATTTTTCTGAATGAGTTTTTTTAAATAAATCCAGAAAATGTCATGTTGATAACGACGATTGTGTTCAACGACCATTTTGCATTTTTGAGCATACCATTCATATTGTTTGGCCATATGGGTCATCGGGTCTTTTTTTACGACTTGTTTGGCACCTCCTTCCCCATGCGTTGGAATATGATACGACATTGAGTGTGGACATACAAGACCTTCATTGATTAAATGCAATACTTGTTGTTGTACCACTGGATGTTGAAACGCGTGGACAGGAAAGCCATCCAGTAAATCTTCAAAGACCATATAATGATAATCCGGGCAAAGCATCAATCGATCTTGACGGTCTGTATAAACCGCATTGTTATCAATAATAATCGTACGTTCGTTCAATATCTTTTCCTTATCCGATTTGGAATAATTGGAGCCATGACGTGTATTGAGTGTGCGAACAATTCTTGGCCATATATTTTGCAATTTTTTACGATAATTTCCAGTACTGTCCACAGTACAATCTTCACGTGTAAAAATGGGTCGTTGAAATTGCAAACCATGTGATTTTTCAACCCATGGAATTTCCTGCATGGCCCATTGACGCTCGCTTGCAGTATAAATAAAAAAAGCACAATGAGGGTACATTTCTTTCATGGCTTTAATAAATGCAGAAAATCCTGGACGTATTAATCCTTGTCCTGGCAAAAACGCATCTGGTATATTTTTTTGTGTAACTTTGTATCCATAACGTCCCATGGTTTTAATCATTGAATATCTGGCCGATTGGAAATCTACTTTTCCCGCAATCGTACCATCCCAGTCAAGGATAAACACGTAGGGTAAATGTGCATCACTCATACGAATCCTTCTTAACCATCTCATAGAAAACAAATCATCCAGACAAACAGTGTATTTCTATAAACGCCTAAAAAATGATTCAAACAGTGGTGTTTATTAAATTCAAAGTTGTATCCATATGTCAACACCGGTCTATTATGCCTTGTCCTTTAAAAATAGTGATGGAACAACCGAACAAGGGGTTTATCGTTACTGGAACCAATGTCAATATTTAATGAATGGGAAAAGCAATATTCATGTTAAGAAATTTAAAACCCAAGAATTGGCAGAGCAATTTTTAAACGGACTTGAACTGAATGCACCTCATTCGATTCGAACAACGTCAAAAGAAACCTTTCAATCTTCCAATGGATTGACCGAAGAGCAACAGTCTATCCTGCAGTATTTAATGGACCATCCAACAAAGAGTTGCTTTATCACTGGCCCTGCTGGAACTGGTAAATCCTTTGTGGTAAAAGAAATTATTCGATGGATGCGCTATGAAGGTATATCCTATGGTATTACAGGCTCAACGGGTGCTTCTGCAGTACTAATAGGTGGTAAAACATTGCATTCGTTTCTAGGACTTGGGTTGGGTCGAAAATCGGTATCCGAATACGTCAAATACATGAAACCGATTCAAAAAAGACGCTTACAAAAACTCGATACATTGCTCATTGATGAAATTTCAATGATATCCGATACTCTTTTGGATAAAATCAATGAATTGCTTAAAGTAATTCGCAATTCGGAATTGCCATTTGGTGGAATTCGTTTGATTTTTATTGGAGATGCATGTCAATTGCCTCCAGTGGAAGGCACTTACTTTTTTAAATCCAATGTTTGGATGGAAGCCAATCCCCAGATATTTTCCCTAACACGACTTCTACGTCAAGACAAGGATATCCCTTTTCAAGAAATGCTCATGCGCCTTCGATGGGGAAAATGCAATGAACACGATTATCAAGCACTAAAAGCCTGTAAACAACGAAAATGGCCTTCTTCCATGATTGTTCAACCCACTCGGTTATATGCAACCAATATGGATGTGGATGCTGAAAACGATAAGGCATTTGCAGATTTAATGGAGCAAAGCGAAGAAGGACTGCATCTGCAATCGTATCCCATTCAATATCTCGGCGTGACAAAACCTACGCAACTCGAGTCCTTAAAACGATGGGCATCCTCATGTCGTATTCCAGAATCCATTACATTATGCAAAGGAGTTCAAGTTATGGTAACCTGGAATATTCAAGTGGAAGCAGGGATTGTGAATGGAACCCGTGGTGTTGTTAAGGAAGTCTATGAAGACCATGTCGATATTCAATGTATGAATGGCGATGTTCTACCAATTTCATATGTATCGGTTCAATATGAAGACGATGAAACAAGTAGTATGTCCCACCAGACTCCTTTGGCAATTCAATACATGCCTTTAAAACTCGCATATGCACTGACCATTCATAAATGTCAGGGAGTCACACTAGACTGTGCGGAGATTTACTTGGGCGAATCCATCTTTGAATACGGACAAGCATATACTGCTTTATCGCGTGTTAAAAACTTGGAAGGCATAAAAATAATTGGATTGGTAAAAAAGGCTTTTCGAACGCATCCTGATGTATTGGCATTTTATCAACATTCAAATTAAGAACTGCACATTACACACCCTTCTGGATTGTCACGGCGACATGCCATAATTTGCTCTTCTGTTGGAGGGGTGGATTCGGTCATTGTTTTATTCTTAACCAGATTGGGGTCCAATGTGAAGGATGCAGTTTTGGCTTTCGGGCGCGTACGAAGATAGTAAAGACCCGTTTTGAGTTGTTTTTTCCACGAATAGAAATGCATATTCATGATTTTCTTAAAATCAGGGTCTTCCACATAAAGATTCAGGGATTGGGTGTGGCATACATAAGGACCACGGTCTGCAGACTGGTCAATGCTTGCACGTTGTTTGATTTCCCATACAGTTTTATAAAGACTGCGAATGGATTCTGGAATTGTTTCAATCGATTGAATACTGCCATTGTTGGCCAAAATGAGATTTTTCATATCTTTGTTCCATAGACCCAGTTCAATCAAGTCTTTGACCAAATATTTATTGATAATGATAAATTCACCTGCCAGTGTACGACGTTGGTAAATATTGGATGTAATAGCTTCAAACGATTCTGTACTACCCATAATTTGGCTGGTACTGGCTGTGGGCATGAGAGCGACAAGGCAACTATGACGAATACCCCATTTAGCAATTTTAGAACGTAGTGTATCCCAATCGTGACGCCCAGGGGTTGGTGTTACTCCCCACATATCAAATTGGAGTTGTCCTTTTGACATTGGAGACCCTTCATACGTACTATAAGCACCTGGAAACGCTGAGGATGCCCATTGCTTTGAATTGTCATAATCATTTGGATACAATCGCGTATAGAACGTAAATGTTTCTGGCGAATGTTTATCCATAGTTAGATATTTTTGAATCATTTCAGTGCGCTCTTTTGCAATTGCACACGATTCGTCCAGTGCCGAATAATAGATGGTTTCAGCAATATATTTATTAAGTTCATGGGCTTCTGGACTTTCGTAAGGGTAACGCATGAGAATATAAGCATCGGCAAGCCCTTGAATACCAATACCAATGGGACGGTGGCGCATGTTGGAACGACGTGTTTCCGGAATGGGATAGAAATTTTTATCAATGACTTTCTCCATGCTACGCACAATGAAGCGTACCACTTGAGCCAATCGGTCAAAGTTAAATACTTTTTTGCCTGCAAGTGCCTCCAATCCACCCCCAGGTGCGTTCTCCACAAAGGATGGAAGCACAATCGATGATAGATTGCACACACCATATTCTTTAGGGTCACTGTAAAGGAGAATTTCACTGCACAGATTGGAACTTTTAATGACTCCTAGATTTTTCTGATTGGAACGTTGACATTGGTCCTTATACAGCATGTAAGGACCACCGGTTTCCACTTGACTTTTCATAATTTCAAGGAATAGGTCCACGGCTTTGACTTGGCGACGATACAGTTTTTCTTCTTCGTATTTGCAATAGAGTTTTTCAAATTCGTCTCCATAAACATCGGCTAGATTTGGAGCTTCATCAGGGCAAAATAGAGACCATACCCCGCCTTCTTGAACACGTTTCATAAAGAGGTCCGGAATCCAAAGGGCAATAAACAAGTCCCGGCATCGTTCTTCTTCGGCACCCGTATTGCGTCTTAGAGAAATGAATTCAAACACATCACTGTGCCAGGGTTCAAGATAAAGCGCAGCGCTTCCATTGCGCTTACCACCTTGATTTACATGACGCGTAGCTTCATTAATCACACGACAGTAAGGAATCAGCCCAGTGGATGTACCATTTGTACCCCGAATATAAGAACCACGGGAACGAATATTATGCACATGCAACCCAATACCCCCTGCACACTTTGAAATATGCATGAGGTCTTTTAGTGTATCATACATTCCTTCGATGCTGTCTTGGTCATCTTTAATCGACGTTAGAAAGCAAGAAGACATTTGAGGGCGAGGGGTTCCTGAGTTGAAAAGGGTTGGGGTGGCGTGTGTATAATAGCGTTCGCTCATGAGGTCATAGCATTCAATGGCTTCTTTAATATCATTCCCATGAATGCCAAGCGCCACACGCATCCACATATGTTGAGGACGTTCCACGGGTTTTCCATTGACTTTAATCAAATAAAGACGTTCCAGGGTTTTAAATCCGAAATAATCAAACACATAATCCCGTTCGTAATTCATTACTGCATTCAATTTATCCTTGTTTTTTTGAACCGTTTCCCATAGGTCCAGTGAAATAAGTGGATTAGGACTTCCTTTGCGGTCGGTGTTGTGATACAGCATACTGATGGTTTCACTGAAGGATGGACTGGTGTTTTTATGATGATTGCTGATGCTAATCCGCGCCGCCAAAACCGCATAATCCGGATGTTCTGTTGATAGTGCGTAACAGGTTTGGGCAGTAAGCTCATCCAGGTCAGATGTTTTTACACCATCGTAGATGCTACTGCAAATTTTTTGGGCAATGGAATGAAGGTCATTGGGAGAAGAAATGCCTTCTAGGTCTTTTCCAAAGTTTTCAATACGACGTAGGACTTTGTCGAAAGATACATTTTCATATTGACCATTACGCTTAAGAACCCGCATGATGTGCTTAACTATCTGAATAGATTATATCCTGATAATTTTAAACCCGAAGGATAGATATAAAGAAAGGGAGCCTTATTCTTGCTATAGGGTTGGATGTCAATTTTTTTTACCACATTTGCAGACCGTCGTTTGGTTCAAACTCAAAAACGAATTTTACACGAAGCAAAATTAATGGATGTGTTTGAAGAGTGTTACGCATGGGATGAAACACAATTATCTTCGTCGTTTCTTCAACAATTTGAAAGATACTTTCATAGTCAACCAAAGGGATTCGGATATTATGTATGGAAACCCTATATCATTGAACAATCTCTTGAAAAAATACCTGAAAACAGTTACCTTTTTTACATTGACGTCGGTTGTGTATTGCATCGAAATGGTCAAAAACGCCTATTGGAATACGTTGATATATTAAACCGTTCTGGAAAATCCATATTGGGATTTCAATTGACCCATCAAGAAAAAACCTGGACAAAAATGGACCTTCTTATTCGTATGAATTATACCAAAGAAGAAGAACTCAATACCATGCAATGTTTGTCGGGTATTATTTTATTTAAAAATACCCCCGAAGCCAGAACATTTGTTCGCCAATGGCGTACGATTATGGAAGAAGATATTCATTGGCGCGACGATTCTCCCTCAAAAGTGCCCAACGACCCTTCCTTTCAAGAGCATCGTCATGACCAGAGTGTATACAGTATTTTATTAAAACAATATGGAGGTGTGATATTGGACGATGAAACTTGGTGGCCAGATAAATGGAATCAATGTACCCATTATCCGATTCATGCGCGTCGTATGAAATTTTGATTGCATTTAATAGGGTTTGATTTATTCGATTTATTTCAATGAAGTGTACGCCTCTTGGAATATTTGCAATGTATGGCGTTGTATTGCTAATATGTATTGGTTTGTTACTGACCATCAAACCATCCAAACGTGAATTTTTTGCAGAAGATAAAGAAATTTGGAAACCACGCATTCAAGATGCAGTCCGATGCATGTTGCATATGTCCTTTTTAGCCAATCAAGATACCACTTTATATTTGTATGGGGACGATGCATTGGGAACCGCTTTGTTTCGTTCTTTGTTTAAAGAAGCAGGATTTCAATCTTCGGCCGAATATTTTACTCTAAATCTATGGCCCGCCTATCGAACGTTCATTCAACGATTCCCTATTTCAACAAAACCGTTGACCTTAAACGACCTTAATGAATTTGTTCAAAATCTTCCTATTTTTACCAACAGCGAAGCCTATGATAAAACATTTGAAGCCTGTCAAGCCGATTTGCCACAATTGTTGGATATTTACAACAGTTGCAAATCCTTTGATGTAACACGACGTTTGTATGGTTCTTCTGAATTAAATTTGGCTTTAGAAAAACGTGCGGATTATATCTTATGTGCTCTTAAAAAATCCACCGACTATAACTCTTATAAGGATGCGTTGACCTATGCTCGATTTACCAATCCAGTGTATATGCCCAATTATTATAT